CAACCGGCACCGACTCCTCGGGCTCGGCACGCTCGGCGTGGTACTTGTCAGCGCTCGCCTGTGTGATTTCTTTCCAGCCCGCCCCTAGCTCTTGGGGCGTTGGCTGGCACTTGCCGCCGTCGCAGCAGCAGCCGGCCTGGCGAGTCTCGACGGCGGCCCGCAGCTGCGAGTTGGTTTCATTGAGATCCGTGATCGTGCCTTGCATCTTTTTCCTTTCGATTAAGAGTCTTGCCACGTCCGCCGCGAGCGAGCCTGCCGTGCGTCGGCGAGGTAGTCGTCTGTCAATTCGTATGACATACGTCAAGTCTTCACGCCCGCGACGTGCATGGACGACAGCCCGCCAGCAGGGTCGTAGAGAAACGTCTCCATTGCCTGCCGTGAGCCGATGAACCCGTTGACGCTGTGCCAGTCGTCTGGCGGACAGAGAGCCGGTGCGGTCCTGACGATCACTCCGTCGAGCGTCTCAATCGGTCGCTGCCACTCAGCAGCCTGTGAGTGGAAGTGCCCTGTGTGCCACTCTCGGTAGGGGCACTCGCTCCACTGGCGCGACGCCTCCAGCGCCATGATTTGCGGCAGTTTTCGTTTGGCCCTGTGGCCGTGAACAAACCCGAGGAGGTTCCGCCCGTGCGTGAGGTACTGCCGTCCCGTAAAGTCTGGCTTCACCGACACAGCTTTTGACCCGCGAAAGCGTTCCTGCATGATTCGCTGAAATGTCCACGAAAGAACTTCGTCGTGGTTGCCGTTGACGATCACCACGTCAGTCGGCACCGTCTCGGCGGATTTCTGGACAATCGACAGCAGCGAGTCGCATCCGACCGCGATCATCTTCTGCAGCCTGCCGTCACGCTCAAGCGGTGTACCACTTGTGGTACTACCGTCCGGTCGATCGTAGTGGAACAAGTCGCCAACGAAGGCGATCGTGCGTCTCCCGGGCTTGTGTGCGTTGCCGGTTGCAAGCAGCTGCGTTCCAGTCTCGCCAACCAATCGGGCCGCGATGTCAAGGTCGTAGTCATCGCCGCCAGTCGTCTTGCCCCATGCGTACTTCCCGAAGTGGGGATCGGCAACGACGAGCACCTGCCACGGCGCGTCACGTTTGGCTGCTTTGACAGACTTTGTCAAAGGCTTTCGGACGTCTTTGTGGGCAGCGTCTATCATCGCCTGCACGATCTCGCGTGTGGTTGGCCCGCCTTTCGGCTTTAGCCTGACGAACACCCGGTGAAGCTCAATGCTTCCGCCGTCACCGTCTCCGCACTCCCACTTCGTGGCCTCGCTGGCCGCGATCTCGAAGCGGCTCATGTCGGCCTCAATGTGCCGCAGCAGATCCTCTACGGTCTTGATCCGCCTCGATGTTGAGCGAGCCTCAAGCACGTCGCCTGACTTGGACTGCGTGACTTGCTCCGCATCGGAACTCACACCAGCAGCCTTTGAGATGCGAGCCGTTGCCACGTCTACAGCCACCTCGTCTTTCAAGCTTCGTCGAGCCATGCGATGACTCCTGGTACGCCCACGTCAGAAATGCCACGCTCCTGAAGTCTCACGGAGATACTCCGTGCCAATGTTTTCTTTCGCGTTCCAAGCTCTCCGGCCTGCCACGCTGCTTTAATCGCGGCGAGCTCGACCAGGTGCTCGGGCGAAATCTTTTCGTGCCAGCGTTTGCCGCCGTGACGAATAGACGCCATTTCCTTACGAAGGTCGTCGAGCAGACTTCCGCTTCGGCTTTTCGCCATCGGCAAGCTCCTTCCGTTCGAGGTGAATCCACCCGTCATCGTCAGGGATGCCACCGCCGGCCACGTCGTCCTCGTCGTCTTCCGAGTCAAACGGCGACACGTCCGCAGGCGGCTGCGTCTTGGGCTTCGGCTGTGATCGCTGGCGTCCCATGCCACTAGGGTGGCAGGACTGTCAAGCGGAAGGCGATTGCGGTGGCGTGCCTATGCCAAACTTGTTGCCGAGTTCGTTGAGAAGTTGTTGCCGTTGCTCACAGCCGCAATCGCCTAACACAGCGGCGACCCGTTCCTTGGTGATGCCAATGGCATCTAAACCCGCTGCGACGTGGTCTCCGATGCCTGGTTTCCACGAGCCGCAAATCTGCCGCGAATTGATCCGTGGCGCGTTGCACACAACGCAGCGGTCGCCTTCAAATATGCACAGATTAGAGTTCAAGTCTTATTCCCATAGGGGAAAAAACTGAAGCTTTATTGGGCTGGAATGGGTCTTCATTCGTAAAGCTGGCTAATTCCGCAGGCGATTGTGACTCCATAGACGATAAGTCGTCTGCTATTGTGAAGTTCGTAAACGTAACGCTCGCTGTTGCTATTCTGTCAACGTCTTCTAAGGCAAACCGATTTGCCCACAATGACAAAGTCCCTACAGCGACTACACGACATGGCCCGCTAGGCCATGCAGTGCCGACAGTAGTATTGCTGGTAAGCAAAAACAACATTTCCACAGTGTAATTGTCAACTCTGCGCCTCCCATACCTAAACCCAACCTGTGTGCCGCCGGGGGCACTTCTTGCCAGGTCAAGCGACAAGTCAATTGACTGTGGAGGAATGTCACTTTCAAAATACGGATCTATTCCTGTGGTGTTGTCAATTTTGTAAGAAGCGTCAATTTCTTCCCACACGCCGTTGTCTGTCCATGTGAAGGTGCATGTTGCCGCCGAGCGTATGATTTGAGTGACAATGCCTGCTTCTATAGAGCCATCGCCACAAGCGCCGCAGCACGCGCACCCAGTAAACATTTCAGCACTCCGCTGCAATCAGCGTCCATTCAAACTGGAGCCTTGCGTTGTCAGAAGTAGTCCACGCAATAGCGCATTTCTTCGGTCTGCCGACAGCGGCAGATATGTTTCCAAAGTGGTTGATGACGTTTGTATATTGCTGGCCAGATCGCACTTCCGTAACTGTTTTTCTATCGGTGCGAGACCATGACCCTGTAAAAGTTCCTAGTAGAATCGTAGTTTCTGGCGCACCGATTCTAATCAAGGCCCATTTGTCTGTTCCGGTTCCAGATTCTTTCCACACTATCTGCCCGCCGCCGATCATCGCAGACCTAAGCACATTCCTTGAGCCAGAACTGAAGGGCTGAACGCATGTGTGCTTGTCGTTGACGATGTCTATCCGACATGGCACGACACCTGCGACAGCAACCTTGTGGACACCCCCGCTCGAAATTGGCTCTACCGAAACGCCCCACGAAAGAGTTGTCGGCTCAGTTTGAAAGCCCTCGTAATTTGATTGGACCGTGTCTAAGGTTAGAACAGGCATCGTGCGAAATGATTCCGTTGCTGAGTCATTTATTTCGGAAGTAGGAACGATCTGCATTCCTGTTATTGCGACTGGGTAATAAGCCGGAATAAATCCACCTAGTCCACCGAACAATCCGCCGTAGCACCAAGTGTACGGAGTGAGGACAGGCGGGCCTTGCGTAGCCAAGGTTCCAGTGCTTGCCCCCAGCACCAAGTCCGCAGCATCCTGTGCACGGTTCCACGCCCGTGCAGAGATTGCACCACGTAGAGGCTGGCCAGGCTCTAGGCGTCCGTCTGGGCGTGCCATCAGACGTACCCCGTGCCGATGCCGAGCGCCGAGAAGTCAGAGTCTTTGTAGACCTTTGACACGTACACGGCTTTCGGTCGCTTGAACACCGTATTGCTCGACACGGCATCCTCGTACCGAACCCAAAGGTACTCATGGCCTTTCTTTTGAATGCCGCTGATACCCCCAATGGTCTGGCCTGTGACGTTCTTGGACGCTACGAAACGATACGAGAGCGACCACGGACCTTTCCCCTTTTCATCGTCCCACTCCTGCGAGCCGCTGCAGCCGAGGAATAGAACTTCTCCAGCATCAAAGCCTCGGAAGCTGGCGTTGTTCGTGGTGCCAGTTATACCTGCGACACCTCGAATATACTCAGCTGTTACGTACGCATTAGGTACATCGTACTGCTCCTGCCATTGCAGCTGGGGCACGACAATGTCCACGCCGTTGACGCCGTTGGAGTCAACGCCAATGGCACCGCTCATGTTTGTCGCGGATGACGGGTATCGCTTCTCAAAGTCCAACGTGCCGCCAGACCCTACCGAGCACGCCTGCGTGATGTGCTGTGTGCCGCCGGTCGTGTCAAAACTGCGAGCCCGCTTCAGCGGGTCTGGCGTCTCTGGCTCGGCACCAGCCTTCTCGTAGTTGATCGTGACCTGCCACGCATCGTCGCCGAGATAGGCAACGCTGTACTGTTCAACCCACAGCTGTGCATCAGAGACGCCTGGATACTGCCATCCGTATCCTTGCGTACTGATTTGCCGGTTAATCTCGGCGTGCAGCTCAGTGTCATCCTGAGTGCCAAACGCCTTAAAAGACTTCGTGTAAGACGAAGTTGCTTTCCGGCCTCGGCGAACGATTGTCGCCTGCCGAGAATCCCCGTCTTCAATAAACGTGATTGCCATTACGCTGCCACCTTTCCGCCGCCCTGGCCAACAAGTTCCTTAACACCCTTCGCTGTTTCTTCTGCAGCTTTTGCCGTGCGTTCAGCAAGTGAGCCGCCTCCGAACGCCTGTCCGAGGTTCAACGACGAGAACGTGCCGGCGACTTCTCCCTTGCTCATGGCAGAGTCAGAGCCAGCAGCACCTGCACCTGCTGTGGCGTCCTTCTGGGCTGAAGTAGACGCAGAGTCAATGTTCACCCGAGAGAACGCAGCGTAGTAGGCGTCGAGCAGTTTTGACTCCATCTCTCCGCTGACGTTGCCACGCTGAATTAGGGCATCCATGCTCGCGCCGATGTTCGTGATGTCCTCAAGAGAAGAAGCCGTGCCAAGAGACTTGAGAAGCTCTGCAGCAATTACCGCATCTTTACGGCCTTCGCTTGCGTTAGTCGTGACGCTGGCGAGGTTACCTTCTGCGGCAGCGGTGGCGGCTCGCCTCTCGTCTGCCCGCTGCTGGTTGGTAGCCTGCCGGCCTTCCTTCGTCGCCTGCGCGTCGTCGAGTGCCGCCTGCTTCCTGTCTTGCCTGTCAGCCTCTGCCTTGGCGTTCTCTGCAGCCGCCTTGTCCGTGCGAGCGTTCACGCCTGGCCGCTCCTGCATTCGCTGCTCGGCTCGTGCGGCGTTCTCGTCCTTTATCGCCTGCACTCGCTGTTCCGTGTCCTCCGCTCCTGTGATGAATCCCTGCACGCGAGTCCACGCGATTTGAATGGCAGCCACGAGGTTGTCAAACGTCGCCATCACGCCGTTGGCGATGTTGTCGAAGAAGCCCATGATGAAGGCTCCCATAGTGTTGAGAATCGCCGACGAGTCCGTGTAGATCTTGTCCCACGCGATGTAGATGCCCGTGCCGATGTCCGTGAACACGTCTTGAAACGCAGCCACCCACGGATCAACGTAGGACATCAACGCTTCCGTGCCACGTAGCCAGCCGGCCACGAGCCCGGCCCACAGCACGTCCATCGCAGTGCCAAGATCGCCAGCTGCAACGGCCTCGTAGATGCCGTTGAATGTGGTCGTGGCAGTATTGGCAAGGTCTCCGAGAACGACGATGCCATCAGCAACGGCAGGGCCAAAACCCTCGCCGATGGCTCCGGCTGCCTGTTGGACAAGCGGAGCCACCGGGCTGAGGGCCGCACCGATCTGGTCTTTGAACTTATAGAGAGCAAAGACCGCAGCACCGATGCCAGCCGCAACCAGCAGCACCGGGCTGGCAAGGGCAGAAAAGAGACCAAAGCCCTTTAAGAC